CGAGATCTATCATAAGGTCTGCCATACGTATAGTATAACAGCTTTAATAGTGTTTGTCTAGCGTTTTTTATTCAAACGGCTGACCAATCGACTTGCTGGATTGATCTTTTTTGTTTTTTTAGCTCTACGTGCTTGTATGATTTTTGTTTTGGCTCGAGTTTTTTTCATACGTTCTTTTGCAGCTATGTCCGGAGCATCGCCACATTTGGATGCTGTAGGCACTACACGGCCTTTGCGTGGACCGCTGGTGCAACGCCATTTCATAACAGGCGTACCACTGCCTTTTTTACGTGCCCAGACCAGTGTGTGTTCGGTTATAAATTCGCTTGCTCTCATTATCCAATTACCCAATACAACGGCTCTGACCCATCAACATAGTTCTTGAGATCCTGCACCAAGATATCCATTTGTGTTTGTGCTTCGGATTTCATTGCAGAACCGTTTAGCGTAGAACCTCCTTGTGGACCAGCAATTGACGCAAACTTTTCACGAGCTTCTCCGATGATCATTTTACAGTTAGCAACCATAAAATCACGCACCCATTGTGATATTTGAAAATCGCGCAACAAATTAAATTCTGGCTTTAGGTTATATGTCCATAGCAATACATTTTCGCCGGAGCCATTTGGATCACGTATCAATTGTAGTTTTTTAGTAACCGGATTCCATGTAAAGTTCATGTAGCCACCAAACATTCTTGCGGCTAGTTCAACGTATTGACTGTAGAAATCATATGTAGCAAGTCCACCTGATACGTTGAAGTTCATCAGGTAAACACTCATCTGCGCCTGAGCAAATGGATCAAAGTTTGATGCAAACGGCCCTTGGGAATTTCCAAATGTTCTACGGAAGATTTGCTTGACTTGAATAACTTCCTGTGGCAGATCATAAAGAGCAACACCGTCTACCAGTTCCAAAAAGCTATAGCTTTCTTCGTAAGCGTTTTGGGCACGTTGGCGATAAACGCCTAGTGTACGTTGATAAGCAGCTTCGTAATGTTCAGCATCTAGTTCAAGATCAATGATCTGAGCACCCAGTTGTAGGCGCACATACTCAATTAGATCTTGTTTTAATGTATTAAGACTTGTTTCAACTTCAATAGCCATGTAGGAACTCCGTTCCTACTTATTTACCACGATTTCAGTATGATCAAGTTCTCTGTGCCGCGACCGTTGAACACAGTTTCTGTTGTGGTTAGGTCTTTGTAGATTTTCCTGGCAGCAGGCTTGCCTGCTGCGCTCATTGCTTTTATAACTTCAGCAGGTTTGCGCACAGTTCGTTGCTGACTTTCCACTGTTGAGAACCCAATGATACTGTTGCTTTTTACAGTAAACGACCCCACATGTGTGTCCGCTACCACATGGATAAGTTTACGCTTTTTACTATCGTACAACCAGGCTTCGCTCTTGTCCACCAAACTGGAAGCAGGCAAACTTTTGATTTTAAGATCCGCAAACTCAGTTTGATACTTGAACTTTGCTGCACGTTTTTCAGGACTGGCAACTTTTGTCTGGCGTGGCTTGCGTTCAACTTTCTTGATTTGAACGTATGCACCGCAGTCGTTGATCACTGTTTCACAAAACTTAACTATGTTGCGCAATTGAATTTTAGTAAACTGACTGTATGCTTCGTTTAGATCTTTGTCCTTTCCGGCAAGCGCTTCTTCAAACTCTGGAAGTTTTTCTTGCCAAATATTAGCAATGTCCTTGATCATTTGCGGTGCCACGTTCATGCCACGGATAGTAGAAATAGGTTTGTAGCTTGCACTCATCTTGGCGCCGTCGGCAATGAACTCGTCAAACATACCGTCAAGTTCGCCGGCACATTCGCTTACTTTTACACGCAAGCGATCTTGAATAGTGATCTTGACAACAGCCGCTGCATTTGGATCTACTGCTGCTGCTGCTTCTTGTTGTTTTGAGTCAAGTGTTTCATTGAGCATTGTGTCAAGTTTTTCTTGCTCATGCTCGGTAAGTTGCAGTCCTACCATACTCATGCGGCACAACCAAGCAGTGGTTGTGCGCAAAGTACTATCACTTACTCCGCGAAAGCGTTTGACGTCTGCCTTACGACCGTGGTGTTCTAAATATGCAACAACCATATCACGGGCATCTTTTTTACTGTAAAAGTAATTGTACCAATTGAATGCAGCTGATATCACCCCAACTCGGCGTTGAGGGATGGGCTGGGTTGTCCATGTGGGTTCGTCGCCTAGAACTTTGGTGTCAGGGCTACGTGGGTTCAGTGCTTTGATACGGGCGGGTGTTGCATTCATATGGTTCTCCAAACTGCTAATTATGCTGTTATTATAGCACAAGCTGTTTTTCAGGTCAAGTGCCAAAAAGAATAGCTAAATAATAGACTATGCCCCGTTTAAGTTTATATAGACCAAATAAAACCTCCGATTATAAATTTTTGGATAGAACTATATCCGAAATGTACACCATAGGCGGGCTTGACATATATATCCACAAATACATTGGACCATCCACAGGTGATCCCGGCAATGCAGATGCTACATTGCCTGTTTATGATACTGCAAATCCTCTTTTTATTGAAGATTTATTATTGTTAGAAAATAGGGATCGCCAATACGATCCAGATGTATATGTTCAACGCGGCGTTTATCGTGTATCGGATATTGATTTTGATCTGACACAATTTGGATTATTTCTAAACAATGATACATTGTTTATTACATTCCATTATAATGATATGATGGACACAATTGGCCGTAAACTTATGAGCGGAGATGTAATTGAAGTTCCTAACTTGAAAGATTATCATCCACTGGATACCAGCATTGTAAAAGCATTGCCCAAATGGTATGTGGTTCAAGATGCATCATTTGCAGCAGAAGGCTTTAGTCAAACTTGGCTGCCGCACTTGTGGCGCGTCAAAGTTACCCCAATGGTCAATGCCCAAGAATACAACAGTATTACTAAACAAGCATTTGAACCAGACAATATCTGGGATCCGGGTAATTTATATCCTGCTGGTACTGTTGTCAACAACGGCGATACATTTTACACTGCCAGTAGAGAAGTTCCGCCTGGAACACCTGTCACTGATGCAACTTACTGGACAGTAAAAACTCCAGATACAATTGCTGGCAAAACTTCTACACGCACAAAAGATTTACAAATAAACGATGCTATACTAACACAAGCAGCAGTAGAGGTTCCATTGACAGGGTACGATACTGTTAAGTTTTATATTCTTCCTAGCGCAGAAGACGGACAACCTGCTCAAGAAGGACTCACTGCCGATGATTCATCGCCGACGGTGGATGGTACACAAGGCGGCCAAGGTATCACACCACGCGCTGACGGTTACACAGTTGGTTATTTAACAGGAGACGGTGTTGCTCCCAACGGCTTGCCAATTACAGCCGGTGTTGGATTTCCGTCTAATCCAGCTGCCGGTGACTATGCATTGCGCTTGGATTACTTTCCAAATCGTTTGTTCCGATTCAATGGCGGATCATGGATCAAAATTGAAGACAGTGTGCGTACTGCACCTGTATTTGAACCAGCAACCGGTTACAACGAAACCACATACAAAAATTCTTCACTAAGAGCAGGCTTTGTCAACAATAGAGAAACTGTGCAAACCACTGATCGTGGTGCTATTCCAAGTCGTCAAAGTTTAAGTGACATACTCAAACCAGACGCAGACAACGGCGGTTAATAAACAATGGCAACTGTACCTTCAACTTCTAACCCAATGTTCTTTTATGATGAACAAATACGTCGTTTCCTTTTACAATTCACACGTATTTTTTCAAACTTTCAAGTAGAATACGGACGTAACGAAGCAGGAACTGCACACACATTGGTTCGTGTTCCAATTCGTTACGGTGATTCAAGCCGTCAAGTACAAACTATTATACAAAATAATTCAGCAAACTTCATGACATCTGTTCCGATAATGTCGTTTTACATTTCAGGATTTGATTACGATCGTCCGCGGATGCAAGAACCATATTTTGTAAGCAAGACTTCGGTACGCCAACGCACATACGACGAGAATACCCAGACATACGAAACCACACAAGGCAATGCATTTACACTTGAACGATTGATGCCTGTGCCGTACAAGTTGACATTGAAACTGGATGTATGGACGTCCAATACAAATCAAAAGTTTCAATTGTTAGAACAAATAGCAGTGTTGTTTAACCCTGCATTGGAAATACAAAGCACAGACAATTACATTGACTGGACCAGTTTGAGTATTGTTCAGTTGGAATCTTCGCAATGGACTTCTAGATCAGTGCCTGTTGGCACAGACGACAACATTGATGTAGCAACATTGACATTCACGTTGCCAATTTGGATCACAAGTCCGGCCAAGGTCAAGAAGTTAGGTGTAGTTGAACGTATTATTGCCAACATACACGACGCCAATGGCGATGCATCCAACGCTGTGCTAGATAATGATTTGTTGATGGGCACACGGATTGTGATCACTCCGTGGGATTACCAAACATTGTTGATTGGTAATAAATTGCAAGCACTGCGTCCTAGTGCTGTGGTTGATCAACCAAATTCAAGTTTGGCACCTGCCGACTCTCCGGCCAGCAACTTGTTATGGACAGGCTTGGTGGGTGCGTATGGCGTGTTACGTCCTGGCATTAGTCAAATATTCTTAGAACAAGAAGACGGCACTGAAGTTGCTGGTACTGTTGCATATGATCCAAGCGATGATCGCTTTATGTTGTTTACAATTGACGAAGATTCAAAGCCACAAAATACATTATCACCAGTGAGGTCTGTCATTGACCCATTGCGCAGTGGCCCGGGCAATGGGTTACCAGCTGCGGCTGTTGGACAACGTTACTTGTTGACCGAAGCCACAGGCAGCAACACAGGCAATGCGGCTGACTGGGAAGGTACAGTGGGACAACCCTTGGTTGCCAAAGCCAATGACATTATTGAATACATTGACAGTCGCTGGCAAGTGTTGTTTGACAATACATCAAGCCCAGATAATTTACAGTATGTAACAAACATCACCACTGCATTACAATACAAGTGGACAGGCACAACTTGGGTCAAGAGTTACCAAGGATTATATCCTGGTGGGCAATGGAGAATAGTACTTTGAACGCAGTTGGTGTTTGGTTTTTTAGCGTCAGCACACAGCGGTATCTTTATTTGTTGCGCAACGATACAAGACATCCAGACTCCTGGGGGCTACCCGGAGGTAAAGTAGAAGCAGACGAAACACTGATGGCAGCAATGGTTAGAGAGTGCGAAGAAGAATTGGGTTCAATGCCTTACTATTTAAAGTTGGTACCAATAGAAAAGTTTACCAGTGCAGATGGCGGATTTTTTTATCACACATTCTTTTGTAGTGTTGCTAACGAGTTTGCTCCAGTATTGAACGAAGAGCACATTGGGTGGGCGTGGATTGCCAGTGGCACTTGGCCTAGGCCCATGCACCCTGGGTTATGGTCAACTGTGAATTTTGATGCTGTTCGTGGTAAAATGTCCACTATCGAAAACAGTATTACCTGACATCGCAGTATGTGACAAAACTGCGGTAGTCTATACAATCAACATTGGCGTTTTTGCGCCATGCTATTGGCATAGAAGTTTCTTCGCCAACCAACGTAAATTTAACAGATTGAAACACACCGATAACTGTGTTCACATGTGACATCCATTCGCTGGTTGTGCCATTTGTTAAATTGTTGTATCCTATCATAAAGATTTCTTTATGTCCGTCAAACGCTGCCAACCAAAGCATAAGTGCTTCCATTGCCATAAGTGTATTGTACGGAATCAAATAAAACTCTCCTGGATTTACCAAACAGTTTCTGGTAGTGGTGTACACAATATTGTCAGTTGAGTATTTGCGATCTAATATATCCTGTAGTATTGGTCTATTGATTTCAACAGCAAAATCCAAACGCATTTCTTTGGTGATAGACCCAGTGCCATATGTTTGTAATTTTTTAGAGCTTAGTAGTCCGCCTTTATGGCGTTGCAGTCGTGTGTAGTCAAAACGTTCTTTGTCAATGTTGCCAACAATACAAGCAGCGCGGCCACTGACGTGTTGGTTGTTGATTGGGTTTTCTACCCATTCTCTATTTTGACTTTTTTTGCCTGCAGACCATTTGCTTTCGGTGATTACAAATTCACCTTCATAATCACTACGGTATTGTTCTCTGATCATAATCTTCCCACCGCCACTTCGATAGTTTTTACATCAACAGAATCAATCAATTCCAATGCTTTGCCCACTACACAACCAGGTTGAAATATTAAATTATCAATAGCCATAGCTGTTCCGGGTATTGTTCCAGCAACTAGCACAGTTCCTTTTTTCACAGGACCTTGTACCACACACGGAACACGCCCTGTTAATGCAACAGCAACAACATGTTCACCTACTAAATGAGAGTTCATTAAGTAAGCAGGGTCAGTGCTGACAATACCAGCAACCGCGGTGCTATGACTTGTGGAAGAAATAGTAACTTCTGCGCTGCCGCCAAATTCAACAACTGTGCCTGCGTTGTAAGAATAGTCTGCAAGGTAATTTTCTGCCAAGTCAGCGTATTGAGCCGATGTTGCAACACCAACAAATGACGAACCTGTAACTGTACCAGTGGCACTGATTGTTGCAGTTGTCTTGATATCAGTGCTGACCGTACCACTGGTCAAGTATGCAGCAACATCTGAGTCAGCATACCCTGCTGGCAAGCCAGTCAACTGACTACCATCGCCTAATATATATGTCCCAGCAACGTTGCCTGTAACTGAAAGAACATTTGTTATTTTATCAAACACAAAGTTGCCAAATCCACTTAATGTGCCAGCATCATTTATTTGTACTTGTGTATTGGCACCGCCCACGCTGCTTAAAATATTGATTACAAAAGTTAAACTGGTCACTCCCAGTTCAATAGGGTCGTTGGTTGTTAGTTTCCACTGAGTGTCTTGGTAAACAGAGCCTTCGGTAACCATAATAATCATGCCGCCAGAAATCTCATCATCTTCGTTGGCATCATTTGTACGAGCCCATGTTCCGTCTGACCCTACGCCAACTACTGTTACTACATAAATTCCGTTTTGGCTGCCGGTACTTTGACCAGTCACTAGAACACGATCGCCTGCGTTCAACGACACTCCGTCAACCACCAACGGAGCACCACTACTTAGTGTTACATCAGCAACAGTTATCACACGGGTTGCTTGTTTGTAATCTAAATCAAGAATTTGCGATGCACGAGGTTTGGTTAATCCCATTTGTTTTCCATTTTGTTATCTATATTTAGCCAAAAGAATAGGACCGTTGGGTCCTATTCTCGGTAGGTAATACCAGCAGTTGCCTGCTAGTATAAACCTTTTAGAAGCGTCCGACTACAACTTCGATTGTACCTTCGGCACCATCATGGTTAGCAAGAGCTTTACCAATGATTGTTCCTGGTGCAGGATTTGATTCGGCGCGGGCCAAACCATTTCCAGCAGATACCATCAAATCACCTTTGCGTACAGTTCCAGCAACACGACATGGTACACGACCAGTAAATGCCACAGTGACCACATGATCAGCAACCAAGTTGTTGTTCATGGTAAACGCAGGGTTTGTAGAAACAACACCTGCAACACGAGTGTCGGCATCTGTACTTGCAGTAACTTCGGCATCACCACCAAACGATACCACTGTACCCGGAGCATACTCAGCGTCAGCTGTGTATTTTTCTGCCAAGTCAGCGTATTGAGCTGATGTTGCAACACCAATAAACGATGTACCTGTAACTGTGCCAGCAGCACTGATTGTTGCAGTTGTCTTGATATCAGTACTTACAGTACCACCGGCCAAGTATGCAGCAACGTCAGAATTGGCATAACCTGCTGGCAAACCAGTTAGTTGTGAACCATTACCAATGATAAACGCACCAGTTACATTGCCAGTGGCACTTACTGTAGTACCTGTGGTAATTGAGCCGCCTGTGAGTACACCAGTTGCACTCATAGTACCACCTGTTGCAACGTTTCCGCCAGTGATTGTGCCAGTTGCACTTATTGCACCAGTGATATTTTCACCACCTGGATGGTACACAGCAATGTCAGTACCGCCAACTTCTATTACAACGTTTCCGCCGCTGCCGTCAATGTCAATACTACTTGTACCATCGGTAATACCGGTAACAGTGGTGGTAGTGGTCAAGATACGACAGTCAATCACGTCGCCTGTAGCAGGAGCTTCAGTAAACGTCAATGTTGTGCCAGCTACAGAGTAAGCACTGGTTGGGACCTGTTGAATACCGTTGATTGCAACAATTGTACCTGATGTAGTTGATTCTTCAGTTAGCGTAAAGGCAACAGTAACATCATCACCAGCAAACTGATCATCGGTAATAACTGTAATTTCTTGCACACCAACTGCTACCCATTCAGTGTTGTTGTAAACTTCTACACTGTTTACTTGACTGTTGAAACGCAACATACCTGTTACACCGGTAGCTGGACGCTGTGCTGTGTTACCAACTGGTTGCAGGAATGATGTTGTAGAATTCATTGCCAATATAACGCCAGTTGTCTGTGTTGAACTACCAATACTGACTGTTTCTGTTCCGGCATCAACAAACAACACGTTGGCAGTTGTATCACCGTTTACAGCAAAGTCAACATTGTCAAGTGCTTGGTTAATATTAACAATTCCGCCGCCTACATCAGTAATGTCGTCGCTGCTGATACGAATGTTACCCAGACTAGATGTACCAGCCGTTGTAACATTACCGCCTGTGATTGTGCCTGTAGCACTCACAGTACCACCTGTGGCAACATTGCCCAAAGTAGCTGTTCCGGTTGAACTGATTGTTCCGCCTGTTGCAACATTACCTAGTGTGGCTGTTCCAGTTGAACTTACAGTTCCACCAGTTGCAACATTACCACCTGTGATAGTGCCAGCAGCACTCACTGTGGTGCCTGTAGCAATACTTCCACCTGTAACTGAACCTGTAGCACTTACCGTACCACCTGTTGCAACATTACCCAGTGTGGCTGTTCCAGTTGAACTGATTGTTCCACCAGTTGCCAGGTTGCCACCAGTGATTGTGTCATCGCTTGTGATTGTACCAACAGCACTGATTGTTCCACCTGTTGCAACGTTGCCCAAAGTAGCTGTACCAGTTGAATCAATTGTTCCACCTGTTGCAACGTTGCCCAAAGTAGCTGTTCCGGTTGAACTTACAGTACCACCTGTTGCAACATTACCCAGTGTGGCTGTTCCAGTTGAACTGATTGTTCCACCTGTGGCAACATTGCCCAAAGTAGCTGTACCAGTTGAACTTACTGTTCCGCCTGTGGCAATATTACCACCTGTGATAGTAGCATCACTTGTGATAGTGCTGGTAGCACTGATTGTTCCACCAGTTAGTACGTTACCGCCGGTAATTGTACCTGTAGCACTTACAGTACCGCCGGTGGCAACGTTGCCCAAAGTAGCTGTACCAGTTGAACTTACTGTTCCGCCTGTGGCAATATTACCACCTGTGATTGTGCCCGTTGCACTTACTGTGCCACTTGTAGCAACACTTCCGCCTGTGATAGAACTAGTAGCAATGATTGTTCCACCAGTTGCAACGTTACCAACAGTAGCTGTTCCAGTAACACTCAATGTGCCGCCTGTTACCAAATTACCAGCAGTAGCAGTTCCAGTTGAGCTGATTGTTCCACCTGTTGCAACATTACCAACTGTAGCAGTTCCTGTTGAACTGATTGTTCCACCTGTTGCAACATTACCACCTGTGATTGTAGCATCAGCAGTAACAGCACCAGTTGCACTTAAACTTGCACCTGTAGCAGCACCAATATTTGGTGTTACAAACTGAGCACTTGCTTTAACCACAACAGCATCGCCTGTGATTGTAGTTGTAGTTTCGTCAACGTTGACACTGAATATCACACCAGTTAGGTCTAAACCAGCACCAGCAGTGTATTGACCTGCACCAGAGAACTGACTCCATGTAACTGCTGTTACGCCAAGTGTGCCGCCTGCATCAGATGTACATACCCAACCTGTATCGGCGTAGTCAGTACCAGTTGTAACAAAAGTAAACGCACCAGGAAATTCTGCCCATACGTCCATGTCAGTAGAACGGGCCCATGCTCCGGCAGCGGCAACATAGATACCATTTTCAGCAGGAGCAGTTTGGTCTTTGACCAAAACACGATTGCCAGCAACAATACTGATACCATCAATTGTTTGAGCACCACTCAATGTGATGTTGCCGTCTGTTGCGGCAATTACTGCTGCTTTAACGTTTAGACCTTCAGCAACTGAATCAACATATTGCTTGTTGGCAGCATCGCCGCCGCTGGTTGGGTCAGCCAAGTTGAGAATTTTTGTACTATTGGCGTTGATTTCTGTACCAGCCAATGAAATAGCACCAGCAGATGTGACAGTAACTGTTGCGCCAACAATGTCAGATGTATTGACATTTCCAGCACTTACGTTACCGGTTGTGGAAATAAATCCAGAACTTGCAACATTGCCCAAAGTAGCTGTGCCTGTAGAACTTATAGTTCCACCTGTGGCAACATTGCCCAAAGTAGCTGTACCAGTTGAACTGATTGCTCCACCAGTTGCAATGTTACCACCTGTGATTGTATCAGCACTTGTGATAGTGCTGGTAGCACTGATTGTTCCACCAGTTAGTACGTTACCACCTGTGATTGTGCTTGCTGCACTGATTGTTCCACCTGTGGCAACATTGCCCAAAGTAGCTGTACCAGTCGAACTTACTGTTCCACCAGTTGCCAAGTTGCCACCGCTGATTGTAGCATCACTTGTGATTGTGCCAACAGCACTTACAGTACCACCAGTTGCAACGTTGCCCAATGTGGCTGTGCCAGTTGAACTTACAGTACCACCTGTTGCAACATTACCCAGTGTGGCTGTTCCAGTTGAACTGATTGTTCCACCAGTTGCAACGTTTCCACCAGTGATTGTACCTGCTGCGCTTACTGTAGTGCCAGAAGCAATACTTCCACCTGTGATAGAACCAACAGAACTTACGGTTCCACCAGTTGCAACGTTGCCCAATGTAGCTGTACCAGTTGAACTGATTGCGCCAGCTGTGTCAACATTGCCTAATGTGGCTGTGCCAGTTGAACTGATTGTACCACCTGTGGCAATATTACCACCTGTGATTGTACCAACAGAACTTACGGTTCCACCTGTTGCAATGTTGCCCAGTGTGGCTGTTCCAGTTGAACTGATTGTTCCACCTGTGGCAACATTGCCCAAAGTAGCTGTTCCAGTTGAACTTACAGTGCCACCTGTTGCCAAGTTGCCGCCTGTGATTGTGCCAGAAAGAGTAATACTGTTGTTCAATACAACAGCAACATTACTTTCTGTACCAGAAACTTGGTCAACAGTGACAGTGATGTTGGTGTCGCCTTCAAACTCGATTGTGTCGCCGCCTACTACTGCTTCGGTTGTGACACCGTCGGTGATACTGAATCCTGATGCACTTAATTCGCTGTCAACATATGCTTTTGTAGCAGCGTCTGTTGCAGCAACAGGCGTTCCAATGTTTCCAATAACACTTGTGTTAAAGTCAATAGTTGATGCAGCAGCAACGTTCATGCTGGCAATGTTACTTGCGCCTGTGACACGTAGATCACCAGTTACTTCTGAATTCAATACTTTGGTACTGGCATACGCAGTGATGTTGATGGTTGTTTCAGTTTCAGCTGTGTTTGTAAACGCTGTTACAAACAAGCCTTGACTTTCGTCCCATACAAACGCAATGTTTGTGCTTGATCCACGTTGCCCTAGAAAACCAATGTCAACTGAAGGTGCACCTGTTGCTGTTGATGCCAACAAAATAACCGGATCTTCAATTGTTGTTATGTTGGTGTCAATTGCAGTGGTGTTTCCGGAAACTGTTAGGTTTCCAGAAACTGTTAGGTTTGATCCATAAACTAAGTTGTTAGCAATTTTTCCTGCGCTGATTGAATAATCAGTTAACTTTGAACTTGCAACAATTGTTGCGTCAGTTATCTGATTATTCTTAATTCTGGTTACAGCCATTTTAAGACTCCTATTTTATATTTGTTCCTGCACAATGCCCATCACTATGCGTTCAATACTACTGAATATATTTACCAAAATCGTGAGGAAACCTCACTGGGTAGTTAATTTCCAGTGCAGGAAAAAGTTAGGTTGTAATAGCGCTGCCGATTGCAATTTGCTTCCAACCACCGACGCTGTATACTGCCAGACATGGTGATCCAGAAGCTCCGTCCGAAACATAAATTACCTGTCCCGTTGCTACGTTGCTTAACCCACTGGCCTGGCTTACTGTGTATGTAGGCAATCGAAGGCTGTGGGCTGCACTGATATCCAAAATACTGGCATTGGTTATCTGTGCTACTGTCAAACTATTTATTTCAAAATTGATATTTCCGCTTGCAGTGGTTGCAACTGTGGTATTTCCACTGGTGTTTGTCAATGCAGAAATTGTAGTGGTCACTGTGATAAATCGAACTTGCACAGTGTCTGACACAATTGGAGTTGTTGTAAATGTTATTTGATCACCACTGGATACATCGTAATCCGCACCAGGTGTTTGATTAACACCGTTGATAGTGACCAGTATGCCGGCTGCTGTGGCGTCTTGATTCAGTGTAAACGTATCAGTAACTCCGTCGCCTTCGATAGTTTGGTTACTGATAACTGACAATCCTTCGCCGGCACTTTTCCAAACAGATCCTGTGTATACTTCTACAATATTTGTATCAGTGTTAAGGCGCAACGTTCCTGCAATTGCTGGATTTGGGCGATCCCCGGTATCACCAGTCGGAATGGAAACACCGGCAGTTCCTGTAATTTGCACAATTGCATTACCGGTTGCATCAAGTGTTATGTTGCCATCAGCAAGCGATGTTGATATAGTAGTGTTGGCTATTGTTAAATTGCCAATTGTTACGTTGCCTGTGTTGTTGTTTACACCAATTGACCCAACATATTCATAACCCGAAATGTAAACTACATTTCCTGATGTGAGAACACTTGGAATAGTTTCGCCGATAAAATTCAGCACTCCGGCTTGTGTGTCAAAAAAGTACTCACCAACTCCTCCAATACCAGCAGCAAATATTTGTGTTCCTGTTGCTTGTATATTGGCTTCCCCGGACGGGGCTACAAAAACTTTTGGTAACCATGTGGGTCCAAATTCTTGAGGGATCCAATATTGTACATTGGACAACCACGTAGGACGTATACCACCAATGGGCGACACTGTGATATCCGCAACACATTCGACAGAAGTTCCATTTATGCTGGCGTTGGCAATGCCAGAAATTGCGCCAGCAGTTGCTGTAATTTGATCTGCTTCCATCCAAACAACATCGCCGCGAATAAATGCCGGGCTAGCAATGCTTTCGTTCGAAGCGCCTTTGGATATGCTGTTGGCAGTTTTTGCTACGCCTTGCAGCTTCTTGAACAGTAAATCAACATATTGTGTTATTGAGACTGCCATTAGTTACTCGCTGCTTTTAAAGAAAGGCCGGTCATTGATTGACCAGATGTAAGAGCTAGTCTTACATAAATTTCGTTTGTGCCAGTGCTTGAACTTGACACAGTACCAAACGTACAAGTTTTGCTGGTGCTGCCTGTGTTTGAGTTGGCAACAACTACACCACCAAGACTACATCCATCAGACCCGTTGCCTGGTGCGTTGACGCCTGGATATCCAGCGCCTGCATAAGACACTGTCATGTCAATCCACCCGTTTGCACTGGAACTTGAATCTATTGCGCTGCCAGGCAATGCTACCCACATACCAGCTACATTGCCTGCATACGTGATGTCAAATTTACTTACATCTGATCTTACAAATTTAAATGTAAAATACTGTGTTCCTGTACGTCCAGCACTTAAATCAGGACCAGTTGGCAAGTAGCCAGTCGTGTAATCTGTTTGATCGTGTTTGAGTACACCTTGCGATCCTGTGCCAACAACCACTGCATCGTATGTTTCTAACGTAGATGACTGACTGTTGAAGGTTGCTGCGTTAATTGTGTATGTTGGAGTGCTGCTGTTTCCCGAGTTTATAATGCGAACAGCATTGCCGCTGCCGGTGCCAACACTGGTCACAACAATATTGCTTTCGTCAACTGCTGTCGAAGTACCTGTTTTTCGTAATACAACATTGGCCAAAGCTGATGTCAGTGTCAGTGTGCCTGAACTATAACTGTTGTTTACGCTCATTAACGGACCAGATGAACTGGAGCCAAAGCCTGATGCTATCGATGCAGTTGTTGAAAATGATGCTGATGCAAAAGAGCCAAGAACATTACTTCCAATGTTGCTGGCGCTGTAAGTGACTGACGCAGGGGTTGAAAAACTACCCGCGGCGGATCCAGATGTCAGTGTATTTGATGTTGGATATGTATTGCCACTTATGTTGGCCACATCCGATGTTATTGTAAATTGAGTAGCAGTGGTATAATGCGGAATAGTACTGCTGTACAACAACGTAGGTGATCCGGTTGTGGCAATTGTGCTGTTGCTAAAACTTGGAGCAGGTGGACTACTATTGTCATAATACCAAACTGGGGTATTTGTGGTGCTTGCAGTTGCTGTATCAGAAATATAAACTTCGTTCCATCCTGCCGGTGCTGCGCTGCCTGAAATTGCAGACGAAAACACATACCAAAAACCGGCTGCAATGTTTGCGTTGGCTGTGTTGTAATCAAAGTTGTTGGAAATAACAAGATTACCGCCGTAAGTTCCGTTGGCAGATGGGTTAGCCGATGTGTTTAAAGTAACTGACCCAACATCAACTCCATTGAGCACAGCAGCAATTGTGCCAGAGTCACCCGGTCCAACTGTTGAAATAGTATTTGTAGAGTATGTAGCGGCTCTACGAACAGTTGATACAACTGTTCCTGCGGCTACTGATTTATTGGTCTCTGGGGTATTGTCAACTTGAGTAATGTTGGTCATTCTGTAAGTTGATACACTAGAGATCGAAAGTGGTTGGCTATCCGGAAAGTTTCCAGGTGACGGTGGAACCAATTTACCTAGAACTGAGTTTAATTGTGTTATACCATCTGTTACAGTTGTGCTGGTTGTTAACGTAACTGCGTTACTTACAAGATTGCCCAGTGTGTTGGTACCCATTGCAATACTATTACCAATTACACCAACTGATCCAAATGATGACCATGATAAATTTCCAGTGCCGTCTGTTGACAGTATGAAATTGAGTAATCCACCTGTGATCGAAATATTGGCAACAGACCCTAGTTCTAGAATGCCCGAATCTGCTGATATTGAATTTCCTATAATATTAACGCCGCCAATATTGGCAGAGGTTGCGACTGCAAGTGTATTAGATATTAACAGGTCTGACTCAATATCAACTGTTGTGTAGATACCTGTTGCAAGAATATTGCCTGCAATGTCTAAGCTAACAGTTGGTGTGGCTGTGTTAATACCAATTCTGGCATTGGTAACATCAACTAAGAATATAGGAGTATCGGCTATAGTGTCGGAAATTGCCAGATTAGCACCATCTCTTTCGAGATTGTCTTTCAACATCTGTCCTGCAATTTTACTAATGGCCATTGATTTTTTCCCTTACAGGGTATTTAGTTTGTTAACTGTTACTGTGAATTACGTTTATAGGCATTGTGTTCGGCGGCGGGCTGGCAAACACAATGTCAAATCCGCCGTCGACGGTATAGTTTGTAATGGGTATCTGATAAACACTTCCTACAAACACAATAATTTGTTGTGCTAAACTTTCAACTTCTGACATAGTAAATATGATAGTAGAACCATCACCAACAAAACTGTCAACCGTGTAGGAAATGCCGCCGTCAGCTGCAACAGTAACCCAAATTGATCCGTTGTAGAATTCAATTTGAGCAACATCGGTATTGAATCTAAACTGACCAAAAACGGGGCCAACAGGGCGAGTTGCTGAATTGCCAGAAGGCATAACAACCGAAGTGCTGCCTGATTCTAATCTGCGGTTTTTTGTCCAGTTGCCCATGTTATACAGATATTGAGCTGACTGTTACTGTGATGCAATCTGCTATGTTGGCTTCGACTTCAACTAAGTCGTTGTCGTTGAGTATGAGTTTTTCTGTTGATATCACATAAGTTTCGTTTGCTGTGAGTTCCAGCTGTGAATATACCATATTTGTATCAGCAGACGATGTACTGTCGCTGCTGTTGATTACAAACACATTTGCTGTGCAAGTGGTTGCAGTTGTATTACAAAGATACAGCACTGTGATAGCTTGTTGTCCCACTGCATCAAATACTGTGGTTGGATTAGTGCTGTCTAATCGAGTGTTGGTGATTGCCATGTTGATTCCTTAAAATATAATGCCAAATACAATTGCTTTGGTTTTACTAACCAATTCATCGTTGACAGTTGGGCTTATGACATAAACGCCAGTGCCACCTGAACCTTCGGCTTTGTTGTATAGTGCTGCCACGTTTGGCGTAGCAGCAGGTGTTGATACAATATTTGCCAACACCATTTGTCCTGTTATGTTTACTTTGGCGTTGCCAGCATCAAACGTAAATGCTGCATCGCCTGCAAAGCTGCCTGCTCCGTTGTACTGCACTGAATTAACAGGTGCTCCTGGCAGGATGCGTAGGCCAGCTGTTGATATAGTTGAGTATGGTGTTATTGGTCCGCCATCTGCATCAACCGCAGGACTAACTTCCCACTCACCGGACACTGTGTTAAATCGCAGACCGGCAAATGTTGTTGTTGATTTTTGAGCCACCAAGCCCATGCTTTGTATTGTGCCGTTATTGTCATATGCAACTGTTATAAACGGGTCAGAGACTCTTAGCTCAGTTGAGTCAATGTAGGTGATATTACCAAATACATCAAGATTGGCATTAATGGTCAGCGTACCAAGGCCATCCGCCACTGTGATAGTGTAGTCGTCGCTGGTGTTTTTTACTGTAGCCATTTATAGATCCTTTTGATTATTTATCCGCATTACAAAGGTTGACAAATCCTCGTGTGTCAGATTTGTAATATTATCTAGTGCCGGTAGACGGGCCGTGGTGTTGCCGCATACACGAATAAACTGCGTTTTAGGAAAATCTTTTGTTATTTTTGTCAACTGTTTTGCCCAATTTCCGGTATAAGTAGGTGCTGACCCTGATGGTTTGTAGAACTCTGTGCCTTCGTACAAGTTGTTGAATTGATTATGTACACTGGGACCCATGTCAAACCCTATAATATAAATTTTAGTATGTTGATCAGTTGCCGCTATGCCCACAGCATTTGGCCCAGAACTGTATCCGTAATATTCTTGCGGTACACGGTGTGCGCCAAGACCTTCGATGGGCTTGCGAGTATAAAATTTATTTTTAACAGGATACCCAGTTTCTTGTATCCTTTGTGATATTGCACGGTCTGTGGCCACAAGAACATCCGGTGTGAACTCTCTATAAAGAGCATTGCACCCGTAAATTTTTCCTAGTTTTTGAATATGTTCCAACGGTAAGCCAGACCTGCTAACGCCGTTTCCAAGCACAAATGCCACAGTCATAAAAAAATCCCCACGGTATTTAACTGCGGGGATCAAGTGTTGAAAATTAAGTAACTAACGTATTAGGTTGTACTGTCAACTTGTGCTAGGCCCAATGTGCCATTGCTGTTTTGCTGGGTTCCGGCCCATGTAGAAACTTCTGCGCCTGACTTGGCAAATGTTGACGAATCAGTGAAGAAGTTGGCTGCGTAGTCAATGTTGTCAACTGTAGCAGCGTAATCCCATACATCGCCAGTACTAGCAACACCGCCGGCGCCGCCACCGTTGAAGTCTTGCACAAACTTGTTGGTCAACTTGCTGATGAAAACGTTGGTACTGTCGTCAGCAACTGCCATAGCAATGTTCATATTGCCAGCAGTTGGAATCGCAGCGGCTGCCAACACGCACTGACCAACTTCGAATGCTGTACCAGTTGAACCACCTGCAGAGGCCACTGTTGGGGTAAACAGTGTACCAATTGCAGCACCGTATGGCGCGCCCATTGCTTGCCAGTCTGTGTTGCCAACCGCTGCAATTTGAAGAGCAACACCCACTACTGCGTTTGCAGGATCAATAGGAGTTGTGGTTGCCACTAGATACTTACGAGCACCTTTCTGACGAATAATTGCGCCTGCGGCTGCACCAGAGAAGCTGTTTACAATATTCACTGTTACAGAAACAATAGGATATGTAGCGCTGACGCCTGCACTGTCAATGCCGCCGACTACTCCACTGAATGGAAACGGTAGTGTAATTGGTTGTGGAAGTACAACAGTACTTGTGTCCATTGAAGTGGGAGCACCAAATGGAGCATAGCCTTGATCAATTGGTGTTGATGTGACTACGTTGTATTTTTGAATTTTTAGAGGACGTCCCATGTTGTTTTCTCCTTAAAGAAGTCCGATGTAGGTTCTAGCTACTACGCGGCTGGTGTGCCGCATAAAACACCGTATTGTGTTGACAAGTATTTAGCCACAATAGTATTTTTAACCTGGCTAAAAAGCTGTGTAAATATTGTCATGCAAAATACAGAATTCCTTATTGCCCAAGGCAACACTTTTAGAGAACAACATCAACCCGAGCTAGCATTACAGCAGTACATGCATGCCATGGTCCGAGACAGATACTCTGCCAGTGCATTCAACAACTACGGCAATGTGTTGAGAGAACTGGGAGACCCTGCGGGTGCTATTCCGTTCAACCAGCGTGCTGTACAACTTGATAGCAATACTGTGACCAACCACTTTAATCTTGCTGTTGCGTATTTAATGAGCGGTGACTACGCACGTGGATGGCCTGCATACGAAGCACGACACAACTTTGAACACATGAAAGGCACACTGCCAGAATATCCTTGGCCAGTTTGGAACAGCGAGGACTTGCAAGGCAAACGTATTTTTGTACGTGGAGAACAAGGACATGGCGATATTATTCAGTTTGTGCGCTTTGTGCAGAATTTGAAGAACATTGGTGCTGCTGTGACCATACAAGTTACTGACGCCATGGTATCGTTGATACAGTCAAGTGGCGTGGGGCAAGGAGTCCAAGTACTGACCTATAACCAAGATCCAGGTGAACACTTTGATTATTGGATTCCTTTGATGAGTATTCCTGGAAAAATAAACGTACGGGTTGAAAACTTGCCCACAACTATTCAATATTTGGATCCGGGACGACAATTGGTTGACGAATGGCGTAGAAATCTAGGTGCCAAAACAAAGCTGCGTGTGGGTTTTGCATGGAGTGGCAGACGCGACAGTTGGATCAACCAACACAAAGCAATGCCGTTTGAGAAAATGATTGAACTGGTTGAATCAAATCCCAATTATGACTGGTACAACTTGCAATCTGATTGCACAGCAGAAGAACAACAAAAACTTGTCAGCGCGGGTGTTCATTGCTTCCCGGGCGGCACATCTGCATTTGCCGACACAGCCGGATTGATTGCAAATCTTGACGTGGTTGTCAGTGTGGACACTGCCACAGCACACTTGAGTGCGTCACTGGGCAAACCCACTTGGATCATGTTGAACAACTATGCACCGTGTTGGCGCTGGTTGCTGAATAGAGACGACACTCCTTGGTATGCCACAGCCAGATTGTTCCGCCAACCCACAATGGGTGACTGGGCGTCAGTTGTGACGAAAATCAACTTGCACTTGAAGCTGTTTAAGATTTAACTGGCTGTTGCACAACCGGAACCGGTGGCACCGGTGTGGATTTTGGTTGATTGAGACCCTGCGTTGTGCCCACAGGGCTGGGGTGTGGCTCTGGAAACAATCCTGAGTATTTTATTTGCGTGATCATGAGATATTTCAAATGTTGTGGTACACAAGTTCGCCGGTCACAGGATCAATGTACACTTGTTTTAGCCCGGTCACATCTGTGACTGATCGCACATTGCCTAAAAATACACCTGCTCCGGTGACTTGCATGACCTGTGTCAAGCTGCCGCTGGCATTGCCCACATAGATGGTTTGATCCGTTTGACTGACCACCAGCTCGCTGGGTCGAGCCGAGCCGTTGTAGTCAGTGATGTTGACCTGTGCATTGTCTTTCATCACAGCACGACTTATGCCGGTGATGTCAGTGTAGGGTGGTGGTGGATTGGACATGCGGTATTTATTATTTCATGTGCAGTTGGGTCCGTGCCCGTATTGTTTGAAGTTGGATTGACGCATAGTTTTGCCACATACTTCACAGGTTAGCATAACTTTATTTTTTTCTTTAGTAGCGGCTATTTTGTCTTTTTGTGCTTGTGTCATTGGAATATCTTTATTATAGGCTGTTAAGTTTTGCGCTTTTTTAGCGGCACTGATGTTTGCAGCTCTTTCTTCCGAACAGGGTTTTCCGTACATAGCATTGCCTGGGCCGGATTTTAGTTTAGACATGTTTCTTCGATAGTCTTCACTTTGATACACTGTTGATTTTTTGGGTTTACCTTTTTGAGAAGTACTTAAATTTTTTTTATGTTCTTCTGACTTAGGCTTATCCTTGTGAATTTTGCTGATTATTTTAGCACCGGCTTTTGTAAGTTCTTTTTTACTAGCTAGATTTGCATTTAACCAGATATCATTTTCTAATACCCGGCAACGACGCAACACTCTGTTCTCCCACAGCCCGGTAGTATTGACGTCGTCAAAGGTTCTGCGTACTTCCCACTCAAAGTTTTCTATCCCGTGATGTTGTATCATGTTCTTAACAAGTTTACTACTTGTTTGATAGTACAGCATCAAGTCCTCTGCAGGGGTTCTTTTGAGTTTTACATTCTTGGTTCTGCTTCCATAATATACTTCTCCGGTTACTTTGCACCGGATCAAGTATGTGTATGGTTTTATTTCGTGTATTAGTTTCATAATAGTATTTAGTCCTGTACCGCAACTTCACCTACTATACTAACACCAATAGATATTTTGGTCAACAAAAAACCCACCGAAGTGGGTTTTTGTAATACGAACAAACTTTCTGGATTAAGAGAAAGACAAGTTTTGAACGGCAATTTCCCCGACATAATCGGCAGCATTACCAAACGAACTTGCAGTATTTGTCAATTCCACGAAGCCATAACGAGTCATAAAACTCACGACTGGTTCGAACGTTGATGGATCCAACACAACTCCACTGCTCATCAATGGAATGTATGGGCAATAGAACGCAGCTGCATCAGCTTCACTAGAACCCTTGTATCCAACTAGAACTGGACTTGAGTCTGTAGCGTAGCTGTTGACAAACACACGCATTGCACCGTTCAATGTACCAACAAACTTGGTGTTTGTAGGTGCTTCGAATGTGCCTTCTGTAGTACGAGCAAACGCACTAGTTGTAGCACTTTGTAGCACTGTCAAACTAGCTGGACTAACTACAGCCCAGTTACCAGCACCACGACGTGTGCGTTGTGCAATCAAGTTGGCAACACGGTTGATTAGAACAGCCAAAGCAGCGTGCTCGTCACCAACAAATGTAGCTGTACCTGATACAGTAGCTTGGTTGTATGTGTACTCAGTGGCAGCCAAACTGCTCAAGCTCAAGAGAATCTCTTGGTCAATTTCAGCTGTAATTTCTTGTGCTAGTGCAGCCATAATCTCTGCTTCAACGTCAATACCATGCATGGCTTGTGCGTCTTGTGCAGATTCAAATGTCCAACGAGCTTGCAATTTACGTGTCTTGGCTTCAACTGCTTGCTTCAAGATTTGTACTGAAACTGTCTTACCGCCATTACCTTCCATGCTAGCTGTACTAGCACCTTGGTAGTTAGCGGTTGTTGTGGTACCATTGTTTGCAGCAGCTGGGCTTGATGAATAAGCTGTAGCAATTGTGAATGGGCTCAACGCTTCTTGTCCGGCAGCAACTGAAGTACCGGCTGCTGAGTTGTCTGTCAAGCCAGCAGCGTAACGTACACGCAGTGTGTGGATTTGTCCAACTGGACCTGTCATTGGCTGAACACCAACCAACTCGTTAGCAATAACTGTTGGCATGACACGTCGGATAACTGGAAGAATCACACGGTTTAATGTAGCGATGTTACCAGCTGCTGTACTACCAGCACTTGCATTTTCTTTCAAGTACTTGCGTGTATTCTCAAGAATAACGTTCATACTACTGCGCTTGGAACCGTTTAGACCTTCAAGTAGTGCTTCCTTGGTCTCGTCCCAGCGACCTTCTAATAATTGTTGTGACATTTAATGTCTCCTTTAAAATTAATTCAACCCTGCCAACCGCTTGATGTCAATTACATTGCTGTTGTCAGCAACTTCATCTACATATTGGCTACGGGCAGATTTATCGCCAGTGACTTCGGACACGGATTCTGTAATTACTTTGTTAGCTTTTACAGAGCGGTCTGTTAGAACAGCTGGAAGATACTTTTCAAACGCGCTTTTCAAACGTGATGTTTGTACGCTTTCGAGTAAATTACTCATGACTTCGGCTTTTTCCTTGTTCAAAGGGGCCAGCAAATTATCCAATGTAGCTTGACGCTCATTTGACTCTTTGATCATGCGTATTTCACGCTCTTTACTCTCATTAAGAACTTTTGCAGTCTTAATAAGTTTGATGGCTTCAGACAACTTGGCATCTTTGTTTGCAATTGTGTCGTGCAACTTGCGTACTTCTGCTTTCTCATTGAGATGGGTAGCACCAAATTCACTTGCATATGCTTCAAAGATACGACGACCAAAATTGTTCTCACGAGCAACTTTGATGTCTTCTTGTAATTGACTGAGTTCTGCCTTTAGATGACGGCTTACAGATTGACTCATTTTCTGTGCTGATTCTTTTACAAAACGGCGCTTCAATGATTCTAATTGGCCACGTGCTTCGCGAACTAAACGAACTTTTGTTTCTACAACTTCACGTTTGTCAGTTGCAAATTCTTGAATTTCACGGGCTAATGCATGCACAATAAATCCTTCCAATTTCTGGAGACCTTCATTGTGCTGCTTACGATCTTTGCGCAACTCGCCAATTTCTTCGGCTAATTTAGAAACCATGAAGCTGTTGAACTTCGTTGCGGATTCCTTCATTTTGCCATTGAATTTGACACGATCTTCTGTAATTGCTTGCTTTTCAGCTGCAATTGCTCGGATCTCAGTTGTAAGACCTTCTGTTACCATACGATCTAGGGCTTCCACCATCACTGTTTTGTCATGCTCGTAGCGTTGTGCGAACTCTTCACGTAGTTCTGCACGAACTTGTTCACGAGCTTCTGTCATCTTGGCTTCCCAAGCTTCAGAGATCTCCTGGCGAGTTTCCTCGGTGATCAAGTCGCTATCTAGTAACGGTTTAATAGCATCTAACATGCTTATTCCTCCCTAATTTTAAGATCTTTGATCAGCTTTACTATTCCGCTTTTCAAATATCTTTGTACCTTGTTGTCCGACCCAGCTTCTTTTGCCACTTCTAATAATCTATGTCCGTACTTCATATTCATGAGTCCTTCGTAAATTGCTGTTGGGTATGCATTTGGAGCACTGGGTTGTGCAACTACATCTACAGTGACTATTTCAAAGTCACTAACATGTCCTGTTCGGTCGTCGACATTTCCTGATCCACGACTTGAAACACCTAATTTAACACCGCTGTCCAACATGGTTTTAACCAGTTGTCCCATTGGCGTTGGTAATATTTTTAATTTTCCATAACCTATTGAGCCGTCGCACCACATTTTATCTATCATGTGGCTGACACGGTCTAAGTTAATTTTGAGATCATCGGGATGATCTACTTCGCCTAATACCGAATTGCCATTTTCAAGTTGTTCATTGATAGTGCCAACTGCTTTGCGGATCTCATGAGCCGGGTATATTCTTTCGTTGGCGTTACGTTTGTCACCTTCAATACAAATACCTTGCATGTAAAGGGTCTTACCAGAGCCATCGGCGGCGTCCTCGCTCAGCAGTTTTACCTGCGCTTGCGAGAAGCTAAGATGCTCTTGTAGATAACGAGCCATAATCTATTAAACCGGTGACTTGGTGTTTACGCCAGCTGCTTGTGTTGACACAGGCTTTGGTGCAGCGCCTTGGGCGGGACTAGTTGTCATGCCCATGTCTTTAACAGCAGGGTTAGCACGACCAGCAGTTGCGCCATCAGTTGTTCTAACTGGACGAGCTGCCATTCCTTTGGCACCACTATTGGCGGCTACTGTAGATCTGCTGTTTGTTCCAGCTGGTTCTGTAGTAACTGGCTTTGGAGCAGCTTTAAGATCAACGTTTTCCATCATGCCCATTTCCGGCATCATTTCTTCGTCGTCCATGTCCATGTCCATGTCGTCGTTGGCTTCTTCTTCTCCGCCCATCATGGCTTCAAATTCGGCCATTAGTTCGTCGAGTTTGTCTTCAAGGTCAACAACACGGTCTTCGATGTCTTCTTCTTCGCCTTCTTCTGCACCAACTTCGGCGCCAAAGTCTTCAGCGTCATCCATTTCGACATCAAATTCTTCGTCTTCGCTCATACCTTCTTCTTCAGTTTCAACGTCAGTGATTAAATCGTCAGCAGCATCGCCGTCGTTCATCATACCTTCTTCAACTGTTTCTTCTTCGTCTGAGTCTTCTTCGTCCATCAAATTTTCATAAATTTCGCGAGATGTCTCAACTACAATTTCATGAAAAAGTGCTTGTGCTTCATTTTCTTCATCGTTAATCACGTGTTCAATTAACTTTTCAAATTTTGATGTCATAATTTTCCTCCAGTAGGTTATGGCTCATGTTTATTACTTACATAAAAATAATAAACTTGGTACTTTTAGCGGCCAAAACTGGTGTTTTTGACGTAAATTTATAGGCCAGGGGGCTGAGCAGGCGGAGCGTATTGTTTACGAATGTCCTTCAGTTTTTCACTGTATTCGTATTGTCTTACGTCCGACATTTGTCGTAGTTTAGATAGTTGCTTTAATGTCAAACGAGTTTTACGCAATTGGCCTTGCTCGGGCTGGCTGTTGTCCTGAGAAATATCTTGATATCCTTCAGGTTGCTTTTCGTACAGTTCGTTTAAAATCATAAAAGTATTTATGCAGTTGCCGGAGGAACAGCACTTGGCGCAGTGCCAGGACCAGCAGGTGCGCCCTGGACGGCACCCATGTCAGCACTGCCGTCTGGTGGCATTGCAGAAAATGCATCACCGGTTTCGATATCACCTTCCATGCCAGCAGGGGTAATACCGATACTACGCAAGTCTTGTCCTTGTGTGGTTCTGAGTTCTGGCTGGTCGCGTTCTTCAAGCCATAGCTTAGAGTTTTCTGCAATCTCTTCTTGACTCAATCCCAAGTAACGTTCCATCAAGAAACGCTTGCTCATATAAGGCAACTGCTCCAATGAAGCAAACGTACTAACTCTACTTGTGTCCATTTCTGCTTGACGGTAGCTGGCAAAGTTCTGTGGCGGTCCAAGAACAATATCAAAAATACTGTTGTCAATGTTGAATCCGCGCCACTTCATAAACATCTTAAATTCGTCATCCAGTTTTTGCATGATCAAACGCTGCAAGCGTTCGCAGTACTGGTTGAAACGATATTCTTGAATCAATGCTGTTCCTACTTTTCCGTCATTCATAGCACGGTCAGAGTCGTCTGGTCCAGTAGGCAAGTAGCTGCTGGGCACACGCAAGCCGCGGGCCATTTTGTTGTTGAAATACTTCAAGTCATCAATTTCGCCAAGGCCCGAACCGCCCGGCAGTGTGTCTACACTGGATCCTCGGCCGTCTGCTGTTTGGGGGAAAAAGTAATCTTCATTAATGCTGAGTGGATTGTATGCAGCATCCATCATGTTGGCGCCACCTCCGTTTACAGTGGGGATTCTACGCTGATGCATTTCATTTTTAACACGCTCAACAAAAGCCATAGCCATATGACTTGGCATATTGCCCACGTCAATTTTGAATACTCTACGTTCCGGAGCACGGCTTACACGATAGATAAGCACTGCGTCTTCTAACAATTCTTTTTGTTTATAAACTTTGTAAATGTTTTCTAAAATGCTTTGTCCAAATGGCCAAAAGAAGTCAAGTCCTTCATTCAAACTCAAATGCACAACGTGTTTGGAATCCACAGTGGTTTCGTTCATTGCTTGTGTAAACCTACTGCCACTGGCACCGCCTTGTCCTCCACCGCCACCGCCAGGTGTTGAATAACTGTTTTGTCCTGCAGATCCTGTGGCACGACTCACATAGTAATCGCTGGTGGTTTTGGGGGCAATGCTTAAATTTTCAAAGTTGGGATTGATGTCGCGAATAACATACTGTTCGGGACGCTTGCCCTCACTTTCATTTACAATCACACGACTTACTTTGACCATGTCAACCCAGTACATTTCAAATGTTTCTGGATCACGCACAAACACTTGATCGCCGTACTTGATGGTGTTGCGGAACAGTTTGAACATGCGTTGGTCCAGTTTGTTCAACTTGGTCCATTGCTGCAATTGTTTTTTGATAATTTCTACTTCGTGATCAGTAGGCGTATCTTTGAATACAATGTCAAACGGTGTGTTGTTGTCTTCGTTGTTTTGTGTACTGAACTCAGCAATAATGTCTAAACATGCATTGATTTCTGAATCCATGTCCATGCTTTCGTATTGATTGTATCGCTCAACACGGTTGGGATGCCCTGAATACACTTCTGGTAGGCGGCTTGCATAATTTCTAAAAGCAAAATCGTTGGCAGAGCCAGTGTTGCCGCTGCCTGTTTGTCTGTTGTAGCCGGGTAATCCGTTGGCATTGTTTCCGGAAATAGGACTAAGTTGTCCGTTGGCATCACCGTCAGCAATTTTGAAGTACTTGCGCCACCCTCCATTGCGTCCGTTTTTGCCATTGTTTGATTCAGCCATTGAGAAATTCCTTTAACATACAGCATGTATTTACCGTATGTTACTGTGCGTACTGTAAAAGTTTCTGCGACACGCCCAGCTGGTTTTGCATCACACGCACAATATCGTCTAGTCTTGACAGTTGCGCCGACATCAATCCCATTTGTTCGCTGTTGCCTTGCATTTCAACCGGTATGCTATTGCCATTTGGCAACGGTACCACTGCTTCTGTGCCATGTAATGTAGTTTCATACCCGGAGTCTGGCCCAGTTGCAATGCCGCCAAACTTATAACCACCGCCACCCATTTTTTGGTCAGCCCAAGTTTTCAAATCTCCAACAGTTGACATTTTTTGCAAATTAGGGTTTGCATCAATCTGCTTTTGATTCACAGCAG